AGAGCGAACGGACTAGATTAATGGCAAAAATTCCAAAAGTCACAGTAACCTTTGATGCTGATTTAGATTCGTTAAAAAAAGGCGTTAAAGGCGCAACAACCGAGGTTGATTCATTTGGCACTAAGGTTGGCGATTTTAGCAAAAAGGCGGCTTTGGCATTTGCCGCTGTGGCCGCTGCCGCTGGAGCAATGGCCATCAAAATTGGCGTTGATGCTGTCAAAGCTGCCAGCGATTTAAGTGAAACAATTTCAAAGGTTAATGTTTTATTTGGTGACACAGCCAAAGACATTGAAAAATTTGCGGATAGTGCAGCATCATCTTTAGGCCAGACCAAGCAACAAGCGTTGGATGCAGCTGCAACATTTGCCACATTTGGTCGAGCTGCCGGATTGAGCGGCAAAGATTTATCAGGTTTTTCAACAGGTTTTGTTCAATTAGCTTCCGATCTTGCTTCATTTAATAACACATCACCCGAGCAAGCAATCAATGCAATTGGCTCAGCATTACGCGGTGAAGCCGAACCATTGCGTGCATACGGCGTTTTGCTTGATGATGCATCCTTGCGCCAAGCCGCTTTGGAATTGGGAATTGTCAGCACAACCAAAAACGCATTGACACCACAACAAAAGGTTTTAGCGGCACAAGCTCTTATTTACAAGCAAACATCAGCTGCACAAGGCGATTTTGAGCGCACCAGCGATGGCCTAGCCAACAAAACACGCATTCTTACAGCTCAATTAGAAAACGCCAAAGTCACTATTGGAACGGCACTTTTGCCCGTTGTTTTAGAATTGGCAACTTTGTTTTCAGAAAAGGTTATTCCCATTGTCCAACAAGTAGCAGATGCTTTTGGTTCAAATGCGGATGGTATGAGCGGCACATTGCACACTTTGGCGGATGGAATAAAAAGCTTTGTGCAACCTATTTTTGAAGGTTTTAAATCAGCTTTTGATAAAATAAAAGCCACAGTTATTGAAAACAAGGATGAATTCCAAGCTTTCTTTGATGTAATTAAGGCTGCCGCACCGATTATTGGAACTGTAATTGGTAAAGCTTTTAGCATTATTGGTGACATTGCAAGTGTTGTTTTAAACATTATGGCAAATGTCGTAGGAGCTTTGCGAGGATTAGTCAATACAGCAATTGATTTAATAAACATTGCAATTCGAGGTTTTAATTTGCTAAAGCCGGGCGCAGACATTTCACCTATTTCTAAAATTGGTATTGGTGGTTCTAGTGGCGGTTTTGCAATAGGAGGCGCGCCGGGTGCAATTTCAGGCGGTAAAGGATCAACTGGTGGAGGCGTTACTGGAGGCGTTACCGGAGGTGTTACCGGAGGCGTTACCGGAGGTGGAACGCTTGGCGGTGGAACATCAGGAGCCAGCACAAGCGGTATAGCCGCCGTGACCAAAAAAGTGACAAAAGTGATAGATGATGTTGCTGGTGCGTTTGATACTTTTACAAGTGGCACGACCACTCTTGCAGGTGTTATGGCGGCTTCAAACCAACCATTCAGGTTTGGCACATCCGGGGTAAATACAAACACGCTGGCAGGCATTATGGCCGCATCAGCGCAACCAACAGTCACAATAAATGTCAATGCTCCATCAATTATTGATGAGGAGGCATTTAGCCGAGCAACTACAAACGCTTTAAACAATTCATCATTTAGAGGTACAAACGGAGCCAATAATCTGGTGTTTTTATGACACTTTTTAATCCTGTTTGGCGCGTTAAAATTGCAGGTATTCAATACACAAATTATGTGTTGGCCAACCTTTCGACCACATCAGGTCGCACAAACATTTATGAACAAGCAAATGCCGGATATGTAAGCCTTGAGCTAATCAATCTAGATCAATCCAACATTGACATTGAAATCAATGATTCCGTGACCATTGAATTGCAAGATTCCACAGCTACATTTGTGCCAATCTTTGGCGGCACAGTCGTTGATTTAGGCATTGGCATAGCCGCATCCGGTGTTGTCGGAATCAACCAATCGGTCAAAATTACAGCTGTGGGAGCTTTGGCTAGATTGCCAAAAGCTTTGACTAATGGCGTTTTGTCACAGGATTTTGATGGGGATCAGATTCTGACCATTCTTACAGATTTGCTTATCAACTCTTGGAATGAAGTGCCAGCAGCTTTGACATGGGCTGCCTATGACCCAACAACTCAATGGCAGGATGCAGAAAACACGGGATTAGGCGAAATTGACACACCGGGCAGCTATGAATTGGCACAAAGATCATCATCAACTATTGATGTTTATTCATTGGTTTCAGCTCTGGCAACATCAGGATTGGGCTATATCTACGAAAACGCTCAAGGCCAAATCTCTTATGCCTCGGCAGACCATCGCTCAATCTATTTGGCCACTAATGGCTACACCGATGTGTCAGCAGCTCAGGCACTAGCTAATTCATTATTCGTGCAAACTAGAGCTGGTGACATTCGAAACGAGATTGTGCTCAAATATGGCACCAACTCAAACTCAGAGGTTACAGACAGCGATGCAGATTCCATTTTGGCTTATGGCAAATTAGCTCAAATCATCACAACAACAGTCAAACACCAAAATGATGCTGAGGATCAAGCCGCTTTTTATCTAACTCTTAGAGCCTACCCACAGGCTAATTTTAATCAAATTACATTTGAGCTGACAAACTCAGAAATTGATGATGCTGACCGCGATGCCTTAATTGGCATTTTTATGGGCTTGCCTTTGCGCATTACCAATTTGCCGCTCAACATGGCCTCCGGCACATATCTTGGATTTGTTGAAGGCTGGTCATGGCGTGCCTCTTACAACAGCGTTTCTGTCACGGCTATCCTTTCGCCATTGTCATTTTCATTGCAAGCCATGCAATGGCAGGATGTTGCAATTGCAGAACAATGGAACACAATTAGCGGAAGCCTAAATTGGGCTGATGCGTTAGTCGTAGCGTAAGGAGAAAACATGAGTAATCCAACAACCCCGTTTTCGTGGCAAATGCCTACGGCAACGGATTTGGTAACAGATTTACCTGCTGACTTTGAAGTCTTTGGGCAAGCTGTTGCCACATCAATGGCTGATTTATTAGGTGGAACAACAGGCCAAATTCTTTCAAAAACAACTAATGCCGACATGGATTTTACATGGACAACGCCTAATCCGGGTGACATCACAGGTGTAACAGCTGGCACAGGTATCTCAGGCGGTGGCACATCGGGTGATGTAACAGTCACAAACTCGATGGCAACAGCTATTGATGCAAAAGGCGATTTAATCGCTGGAACTGCTGCTGATACTTTTAGCCGATTAGCAATAGGCACAAATAATCAAGTTTTGACCGCTGATAGTGCGCAGGCAACTGGTATGAAATGGGCTACACCAAGCGGTAGTGCATTAACATTGTCACAAATTGCAACTGGTTCAATGACCGGAACATCAGTAACAATCTCATCACTCAGCGCATATGACACAATTATTCTTCAAATGACTGGCGTAACATGGGGAACAGGTGATAACAATATCCGCGTTAGAATCAACTCACTCACAACGGGAAATTATCTCAAGAATGGTTTTGCAATTGGTAGTGGTGGCAGCCGAATACGGCAATACCAACCAACGGCAACATCTCTTGCATTGCAAGACCCAGGTGATCAAGTTTATACGAATGCCACTAATAACTATTTTTACATTTTTACATCCTGCAAAAATGCGGGTTTTACTCAAGTCATTGCCGAAGGTTTTTATGGGGCAGCAGGTTCGGTTGATATTGCCACAGCGTTCAACGGAATGATTACATCAGCCGAAGCCGTTTCATCGTTGGTCTTAGCGACTGCAAGCGGTTACACATTTAACGCAGGTACTTACACAGTTTGGGGTGGATAATGTTTAGAATCGAACACAATGCCGAAACGGGCGAAATCAAAGAAATCCCATTAACGGCCGCTGAAATTGCATTTTTAGAAAAAGATGCAGATGCACCTAATCCGGTCAAGCAATTAACGGCAGAGGAAAAATTTGCTGCACTCGGTTTGACTGCTGATGATTTCAAGGCTTTGGGTTTGTGACATTTCCGCAAGGCACATTGCCTCGTTTGATTCAGGTTGCTTTGGCCGAGGTTGGCACAGCTGAAACTGGAAACAACGAGACAAAGTATGGCAAGCACATGAAAGCCGACAAGCTGCCGTGGTGTGGGTCATTTCTGAATTGGTGCGCGGATCAAGCTGGTGTGAAGGTGCCAAATGTGGTCAGCACCAAAGCCGGGGCCGAAGCATTTAAGAAAAACAAGCAATGGCACGAAACACCAAAGATTGGTGATTTTGTGTTTTTTGATTTTATTATTGATGACAAGGTGACCATCAATCACATCGGTTTGGTCATTCGGGCATCAGAAAAACAGATTGTGACTATCGAAGGCAATACATCAGGCGGTGGGGATCAGCGCAATGGTGGGGAAGTCATGGTCAAATCAAGAACTTTGGGAGCAAGGTCATTTGTTGTCGGTTACGGCCGACCAACTTATGGCGCGTTTTCGGGTGATTTGCCCGACCGACCAAAAGGAGAAAAATAATGGATAAAGCAAAAGCAATTGCCGCATCATGGGCTCGCTCATACATCGCAGCTGCATTGGCCGTTTATATGGCTGGTGGAGATTGGAAGCAAATAGCAATGGGTGGCGTGGCAGCTGTTGTGCCCGTCATTTTGCGCTGGCTCAATCCAGCTGACAAAGCATTTGGATCAACTGGAAAGTGATTTTGAAGCTACGCGCGGCAGGTTTAGCTTTAGGTTTATCGCTAAGCCTTGCCGGGTGTGGTTATGATGGATGGGTCAGGTATCCATGCCAAGAATTTGAGAATTGGAAAAACCCGGAATGTCAAAAACCACAATGCCAAGTAACTGGCACCTGCACCGAGGATGTGATTGGTGATGGCCTCCAAAAATAAAGAACGATTGAGCCAAGAGGACATCAAAGCGCGGCTTATGTTTCTAATTGGCTCGGTTTTGGCCATTGTGTTTTTCGTTGTTACTTTAGGCATTACTTACGCTTTGATTTTTGTGACTCAACCAATTGGCAACCAATCTCCTAATGATGCAGCTTTCATTGATTTGCTAAAGACTTTGGCAATCTTTCTTACCGGTTCATTGGGTGGTGTGTTGGCATCAAATGGACTCAAAGACAAACCAAAATCAGAATATGAAAAAACTATTGAACGGCGTTTAAGCGGTAACGACACGCCATGATTTGAGCGTGATTCTTGAAAATGTCGGCTATGCCTGTCACTCTGTATTTGGGAGCTGAGACACGGCTCCCAGAAACGGGAGCAAAAAATGACATCAGGTGAAATTGGTGTGTTTATATTTATGGTGTTGGCTTGCATTTTGTGGGCTATTTGCAGCTATGCGATTGGATACAAAGAAGGCCACAAAGATGGCTATCAGCGAGGCAAAGCCGTTGGCCGACATGCATCAGGTCAGGCGGTGCGCTAATGGCGTTCATGGACTCATACGAAGGCAACAAAGAGCGGACTGACAGGTGGATTGCCACATATCCGCAAGGCCGGCTTGAAACGCACATTGTTGAATTTAATGCTGAAAAAGGCTATGTGCTGGTTCAAGCTAAAGCATGGCGCAATCAGACAGAGATTAATCCTGCCGGCATTGATTATGCACATGGCTTTCTTGCAGCTTACAGCGAGAAAATGAGGCGTTGGATGATTGAAGATACCTGCACCTCGGCTTTGATGCGCGTGATGGCTTTGGTCATGGGTGGCACGGAGAAGGCCACAAAGGAGGTCATGGCATCGGTTAAGACGGAAACACGAGCTGCCGACTATGACTACTGGACAACAAAGCATGGCGATGTGCCAAGCTATAAGACCAGAGAAGAAGCTGAAGAAGCTGATGAAACTGGATGGGCGGTCAATGGCGTGCCAATGTGCTCACATGGATCAATGCGATGGAATCAAAGCAAACCCGATGCACCTAAAGCTTGGGCTGGCTACTTTTGCAGCGAGAAAATGAAAGAAAAGCAATGCAAACCTCAATGGCATGTATTGACAAGTGATGGCACCTTTAAGCCACAGGTGTGATTATGACAAAAAAACGATTGATTGTAAGCCTGTTGATTGTTGAAATTGTGCTATTGGTGGCAATGATTTGGATGTCGGTAAAATGAGCGATTACATTGAAATAATCCATCCACAAAGCATGACAGCCAAATTGCTGTGCAATGGTGTCGTAATTGAAGAATACAAAATTGAGCAATGTGACAAATGCTCACAGCTAAGGCGATTAGATCAATTTGGCTATCAAAAAGGTTATGACCGCACCGAAAACATTATTTGGTTTTGTGGTGATTGCCGATGATAGATCGCATTGAGGAGGTGCAATGCATGATTGCAGCCATATCACATTGCCATGACAGATCGGCTGACCACAGCTCACGCATAGTCAAAAACCTTTCATGGTTTGAGTATGTCGCACAGATGGGCGAATCAATGCTGGCTGAGATGGTGGTGGCCAAGCGATTGGGTTATGACTATCAACCTGGCATCACATGGGATAAATCAAAGGCTGATGTTGGCGAACACATTGAGGTCAAATGGTCAGCCAATCCCAACAGCAATTTGTGGATTCAGGAAAGCGACAGAGAAGATCGTGACATTGCTGTCTTAGTTACAGGCAACACACCAAAGATGCACATCGTGGGCTGGATGCCCGTAGCTGTGGCCAAAAAGCCGCGATATAAAAACACCAGCCAAAACAATTGGACTGTGCCACAGGTTAATCTGCAACCCATTGAAACATTAATAAGGAGCAATTATGCACATCCTTCAATTTGATTGCGCAATATGCAAGAAGCTTTACGGAAAGCCTAAACAACGTTTTGGATTAAAGAAAGGTGCTGAATTAACAGAGCATGAATGGTTTGCACAATGCATGGGCTGTGGCACATTTGGCATAAAGATCGTGGATGATGCTCGAATTGCTGAGTTGAGCCAATGATAAAGTTATCCACAGGTGTTATCCACAAGTGTGTGAAAGCTGTGGGACTCGCTCAAGATTACGCTCCTTGCTTGACATCATCATTACCATCTACACGAGGTAGCGAGCCGGTTAGCCGGATAGCTCGCAGCCGATGTTTGATGGTTTTGGCCGTGCTATGTGTAATTGGCATTACACCGGCTAATGCAACAGAAGCTGTTAAACAAACTACATCAATTGATTCTCTTAAGCTCTATGCACATTCAAGGATCATTAACTACAAAGAGTTTCAATGCTTTAACACGCTAATCACGAAGGAATCAAATTGGCGCGTAAAAGCAATCAACCCCAATGGCAATCACTTTGGGCTTGGGCAAATGCGAAATGTAAAGTATCGAAACCTTGATGGATTTAGAATGATTGATTGGACATTGCGATACATAGATCACAGGTATCAAGGCAAGATATGCAATGGAGCATTAGCTCATTGGAAGAAGCATGGGTGGCATTAGTGTCTTATCACTCTCAAAGAGCAGGTAACAGCTCGAAATGGAAGCAGATACGAAAGCGCATCATTGCCAGAGATCAAGGCATTTGTGCCTACTGTGGGGTTGAAGGTGCCACAACTGTGGATCATGTCTTGCCGGTTGCCCGGGGCGGTGACGATAATGAGTCCAATTTGGTCTGTGCATGCGTAAGATGCAACACATCGAAAGGAAAGAAGATGCCGTTCGATTTTTTTGAGCCCGTTTCCAC